TGTTGGTTAGCCCGCGGGTCCTAGACCAGTAGGAATGTCTACCGTGGCAGCACCAGGTGTCCAGTGGGACTCGAACAGGGCGGCGGCTGCAAGCCGTAACCAACAGCCCAGCGGGCTGTTGGTTAGCCCGCTGGTCCTAGACCAGTAGGAATGTCTACCGTGGCAGCACCAGGTGTCCAGTGGGACTCGAGATAAAATGCATCTAAAATCTGCGGCAGCGCCGCAAATCGAAAAATCCCCAAAATCGGAATAGCGTCTGTGCGCAGGCACACCGCCCGATTCTGGGGATTTTTCTACTTCATTGGGGTTATTCGGGGCGAGCAGCCCCTGATTCGTGCCCGCGCCTCGAAAAAGCGGTGCTTTTCTGGTACTCTTTTGGCACGCAAAAGAGTATAAACATTCAGCTGTTCATCTGCTTCATGATACTCTTCACTTCCTCACTCGAGTACCCCTCTTTCAGCAGCTCGTTCCGGATGGCGCTGTCGCTCCGCCCCTGGCTGCGCAGGCGCGCCGCGCTGTAAGGCACCAGCGTCCCGCTGGAAACACCGCTCTTCCCGGCCGTCAGCCCGCTGCCGGAAAGACCGCTCTCCGCCTTGGCGCTGGCATTCGTACTAGCCTGCCGGGCACTCTGGGCCGCTTTCGACTGCTTGAGCGCCCACTCGCCCTTGGCAATGTCCAGCTTCTCCGAGGCAAGATCGTTGCTGAACTGCTGCTGGCGCAGCGTGTCCTGATACTCCCGTTCGGCCAGCTCGTTTTTATATTGCTGCTGGGTCAGGCTGTCCTGCCGCTGCAGCTCCTTCATCCGCTGCTCCCAGGCGGTATCGGCCCGGCTGTCCGCATAGGCCCGCTCACTGGCCGCCCGGTTATAGCGGCTGTTGGCCAGATTGCCCGCCAGCGTGCCCAGGCCCGTGGTGCCCGTGATGGCCAGCTGGACCACATCGCCCAGGAAGCCCAGCACTTTCATGGTGCGGTTGAATTTTTCCTGCTTCCGGCTGGCGGCCTGCTGCTCCTGCGCCGCATAGTAGCCATACAGGGTGTCCAGCCGGTTCAGGTAATCCTGATACTGCCCATAGTCCTGCGCATAGGCCGCGTTGTAGGCGTCGCCTTTCTGCTGCAATTGGGTGTAATAATCGGCCAGCTCATTGTTGTAGAGGTTCTGGTCGTTCTGTTCCCGGGCACCCAGCTGGTCCAGCTTGGTCACCAGCTCCTCGCCGCCGCCCGTGTAGGTATCCAGCGCCAGCCGATATAATGTAGGGATGGCCTCACTCAGGGCCCCGATCTGCTGCTGGTAGGCCTGCTGTGCCACGCTGGCCGCATAGCTGGAGCCATAGCCGCCCGTCAGGGCTGCCGCCTGCGCGGCGGCATCGGCGCTGGCGTTGGCTGCGTTCTGGGTGTACAGCTGGGCGTACTGGCGGTAGAGCGGGTCCTGTGCGTAACTGTACTGGAAACTGTCCCGCCCCAGCAGGGCATCCATCAGCTCGTCCATCTTATCCTGATAAGCGCTCTGGTACTGCCCCGGGCGGTTCTGCTGCCACTGCTTCAGGTCATTGGCCGCGTCCGTCACGTTCTGGGAGGGCCGGTACTCCGCCCCGGCCAGGGCGTTCTGCACGTCGGAGCGGCTGTTCAGGTCTGCCGTGCTGTAACCGCTCTGCGGGGCAGCCGCCTGCCGCGCCGCCTCGGCCGTTTTTTGCGCCTGTGCAAGCTGCTCTTCTTTCTTTTTGCTCATCTGTTCTGATCCTTTCTTAGGGGAGCTTCTGCAGCCGGGTGCGCAGCTCTTCGGAGAGATTCTCCGTATCCAGGTTGCTCAGCACATACTGCAATTGCTCCTGCATCTGGTACAGGTAATTCCGCAGGGCCCGGGCGTCGTCCGGGTCCATGTTCTCGCTCAATCTGGGCAGGCCGATCTTTCCCAGCCCCGTGATGCTTGCCATCGTTCAGCCCTCCTTTCCGGCGGCAAAGATGCCGCCCTGTGCTTTTGCCATCGTCTTTGCCAGGCCGCGCAGGGTGATCTGCCCCGCCCCTTCCAGACGCAGCCGGAGCGTGCCGCACCGCCGGGGCACAAAGGGCAGGTCGATACTCTGCCGCTTCGCTTCCACGGTCTTTTCCGCCAGTTTCTCCCAGGGACCGCCGTCGTAGCTGACGCTCACTTCCAGTCGGCTGGGCACTTCGGCGTCCAGCCGCAGGGTCAGCCGGGAGAGATACTGCTCCTCCGGCGCGTCCATCCCGATGTCCCCGGTGGTCAGCGCAAAGGGGATGCTCTCCTCCACGCCGTCCGTGTTCTGTCCGTCCGGCTCCCGGCTGGGGTCGGCGGCCCAGAGGGCCTGCCCGTCCCACAGGTAGAGCTGCCCGCCCGTACCGGCCATCTCCTCCGCGCGGAGGTCTTCCTCCTGCCACAGCCCCCGCTCCGTGTCATACACCAGCAGCCGGGCCGTGTTTTCTTCCCCGCTGCCGCGGGAGAGACAGAGGTAATACCGCCCGTCCAGCGCTCCGCCCAGCGCCCGCTGCACGTTGGAGAGCCGGGCGGCATCCAGCGCCGTGGACACCTTGGTGGGCAGGCTGCCATCCCACGCCATCACCCCGTCTGCCGAGAGATAATAGAGCGTCTCATTCAGCACGCAGAGGCTGCGGCCCGCATTCCGGGCCACGCCCCGGCAGCGCAGAGAGCTGAGCTGAAAATCCGAGGGCTTGGAGCCATAGAGCTTGTGGAGGGCATTTTCCTTGAAGAACAGTGCGTACCCCATGCAGGTAGCCGCCCCGGTAAAGGGGCCGTCGCTGCCCACGGTCACGGCATAGCTGTCCGCCGCAATGCCACGGTAGGAGAACCAGTTGGTCGGGTCGCCCAGCTTGCAGGCGTAGATGACGTTTTCTTTGCTGGAGCAGCCCCACACCCGGTTGTCGCACTCGGTCACAAAATCAAGGTCGGGGATTTTCCGCTCCACCTGCACCGGGCCCTCCACGGCGTACACGGCCACCTCGCTGCCATCAATGCTGGTCCACTTGGCGGTGGTGCCGTTCTGGGCAAATTTCCCGTAGAAATGCGCCCCGCCGGGCGTTGCTTTCACCCGCAGCCAGCCCTCCTGCACCTCGTAGACGATGCGGTCCCCGTCCAGTTCCTCAAACTGGCCGCCCTGCTTTGCGGCGGTGCCCTGCACCGTCACGGTATCCCAGGCCCGGAACCCTTTCCCGATGCCCTCCGCCGTGACGCGGCAGTAGTCCAGCGGGATGGCCGACCAGTTGCCAGACACCGCGCTGTAAATTTCCAGCGTGCTGTCGCTGCTCCACGGGCGGCGGATGTCCTCCACTTTCAGGAACAGTGCTCCGTCCGCCGGGTGTTCCGGCTCGGTCCGGCCATATTCCTCCGCTTCATAGGTCCTGCCCTCGGCGTCGCAGGGGGCAAACTCCACCTGTTCCCCGCTCCACGCGGCCCCCAGCGGCTGGAGGGTCCGCTCTGCCGTGTCAAAGGCTGCTTTGTCCGGGAAGATCAGAATTTTTGTCCCGATGCCCACCAGCGTTTTTTTGCTGTCCGCCACGGCGTTTTCCAGCGTCACCGCCGCAGCACCCGCTTCGTCGGGCGTGTAGATCAGATTTTTTCCGCAGACGGTCAGCAGCCCGTTGAGGTGATACATCCCGTTCAGGTTTTCCACCTCCCGCAGCTTCCTGCGGGGCGTCCGGGTGCTCAGGGCCGGGAAATTCCGGGCCGAAAAATTGATGCCCGCGCTGTACTCCGCCTCCGAGCAGGCGTAGGTCTCGTTCAGCCCGCCAAAGGCCCGCAGGAGGGTACGGCTGTTCTGGATGCCGCTTCGGTTTGCCAATGTCACAGGTACTGTCCCTCCTTTCACCAGCGCCACCGCGCCCCGGCCCGGGGCGGGTACCGCTGCCTCAGCCAGACGGCCAGCTCTGCGGCCAGCGCGTTATATTGGGACTGCTCCCCGGCATAGCGGGCCGTCTCGCCCAGAGCGGCGTCCATCCTGGCACAGAGGTAGTGCGGGTAGAGGGCATCAAAAGGGGCCGGGGCCAGCAGTTCAGCGTCCTCCGCCAATTGATCGTTCCATGCCCGGTCCGCGCCCACGGCATCGTAACTGCCTTCGGGGCAGTTTTTAAAAAATTTCTCCCGCAGCATCCCGTCCAGCTCCACCAGCCAGCGCTGCCGGGTGCGGGCGGTGATCTGGCACCCCGGGCGGAGCTCCTCGGCCCGGGCCAGTGCTTCTCCAACGGTCATGGTTTCCTCCTCAAGTGTCACTCATCTCCGCCGCTGCAATGCGGGCGGCGGTGCGCTCGTCCTGCTGCTGGCTGTGCTCCAGCACCTCGGCCACCTCCGGCGGCACCTCCACTTCCACGCCCCGGCGGATCTTATAGTTCACGCCGTTGACGCTCACAAACAGGTCTCCCTTGTAACGGCTGTTGTCCTTGAACAGCCGGATCCGAACATTTTCCATCTTCCATCCTTTCTGCCCTCTGTCACAGGGCCCGCACTTTTGTGCATTTTCAAAACTTTCGCGGTCTGGTGCCGTGGCCCGGCCTGCCAAGGGCTCCCCTGCTAGGAAAGACTCCCCCGGCCGGGGGAGGTGGCACGCAAGTGCCGAAAGGGGAACGGCTGTCTGCGCAGCAGACTGAGAGGTTCTGCCGGGCCAGCACTCTTCAGTTCGCCGTCACCATGCCGGAGTAGCTGGACACGCTCTCAACGCGCACCATGTACTGCTCCACCAGACGCTCCGCCGCGCGCATTCCTTTCCAGCCCACGGAGGCGCGCTGGTTCAGCGGGTCGTCGCCGTAGCCCAGCTGCTTGACGATGTGCTCCAGGCCGCCGCCCTCCAGCTCGGTCACGCCGTAGGCGTGGGCACCCAGCACCAGCGTGCCAAAGACAGCCAGACCCGTGGGGCAGGTCTCATCCCGCCAGATCTTGGCCTCGCTGGTCTCCACGAAGCGGATGTTGCCCAGCTTGCCGATCTCGCCGCGGTACATGGTATCCGGGTCGGCGTACTTGTGCACCTCCACAAACTCCTTGCTGGTCTTCAGGTCGTAGGCCGCATAGGGGTGGATGATGGCAATGTAGCTGTCACCGATGGGGTCCGCATTCATGGCCCCCAGCTGTGCCGCGGCCCGGAAGAAGATCTTCGGGGTCAGGGTGCAGGTCTTGTCCAGCGCCTTGCGGCTGTTCACGGCCGTCTCGGTACCGTCCTCCGCCACCTTGGGCACATAGAGGACATTGGTGCCGCCTGCCAGCACGTCGCGGGTGATGCTGTCCATGGTGCGGCCCGCCTGGCTGGCCAGCACGCGGGTGGCCTGCACCACATTGTTGTCAATGGCCGTCATCTGGAGCACATCGGTCAGCGGGGTCCAGCCGCCATACTGGTGCAGGTCGCTGGTGATCGTGGTCACGTTCAGGGTCTGGCCATTGGGGGTCACGCCCTCCGTCAGAGGCGTGGAGGCCTTGGGCAGGCTGTCGTACTTGCGGAATTCAATGGTCTTACCGCCGTTCTGGGGCACGGGGTAGTAGTCCGCAAACTGGTCATGCACAAGGCGGGGCTCTGCCTGGTCGATGAGGCGCTTCTCGTAAAAGGTCTTCATCTCCTTGGTCATGGTGGCCGTGGTGTTGTTCAGGCTGGCCGACGCATCCGCGAACCGCTGGAGATCGATCTTCATTTCGTAGTTTTTCATGTTGTTTGTCCTTTCTGTATAACCAAAATGATTTTTAAAAGAGGGAATTCCCTCTTACATTGATTCTTGGCTCCCCTGATCGGGGAGCTCCGCAAGGCGCTGGCGAAGCCAGACCGCAGCGGTGAGCGGTTAAAACTTGATTTGCACCCCGTGCAGCGCCTGCCGCTCCAGCGCTTCCCGCTGGGCCCGGGTCATGCTGGCCACGTCCGCTCTGGTCACCGCCGCGCTGCCGGGGCGGGTGCCGTTTT